ATCCGGTTTACTTCTGCCAGTCGAAGGTATGGAAGTCGCTCGTACGATCTACATCGAACGGAGAATTCTGTCCGGGGATGCTGTCGTGGTCGAGATGCCTTCTGTAGAAACAACGAAAGAATCAAAAGTCGTACTCTCATTTCCAAAACCTAAAGACAGGAGGTAGATATGTCCATTTCCAACGATCTGCGGGTCCCGTTCTTGTATGTGGAGTTCGACTCCAGTCGAGCTTTTCAGGGACCGAGTTTGCTGAAGTATAAGGCTCTTCTCGTTGGACAGAGATTGTCCGGGGGAACTCGTGCTCAGCTTGCGCTTGACAAGGTGACGAGTTATGATCAGGCGACGAAACTCTACGGAGCAGGATCGCAACTCGCAAGGATGTTCAAATCATTCTTCGCGAATAATCGCATCAGTGATGTTTACGGATGCAGTCTTGACGACGCAGGAGCAGGAGTCGCAGCGACCGGCTCGTTCGTCATCGGTGGGACCGCGACTGCTGCGGGAGTGTTCGTTGCGTATCTCGGAGGGGAACGGGTTCCCATCGCCGTGACTTCTGGCATGACCGCGAATCAAATTGGAGCAGCTCTGGAAGCTGCGATTGACGCGGATACCGGACGGCAAGTCACTTCGACGAATGTTGCCGGAACAGTAACGATCACCGCAAAGAACAAGGGCGAGGCCGGAAACGATTTCGATCTGCGTCTCAATTACTATTCCGGAGAGGAACTCCCGGATGGTATCACCTGTTCTGTCAATGCGATGTCCGGTGGAGCTTCAAATCCGCTCTTGTCGAGCGTGATTGCGCTTCTCGGTGACGAGTGGTACAATGTAATCTGCGCTCCCTATTACGATGCGACAAACCTGTCTGCAATCGAGACGGAACTCGCGGATCGTTTTGGTCCTCTGCGTATGATTGACGGACAGTATATTACGAGTCGTCGTGGCTCTGTCGGAACGCTGACGTCATGGGGAAGCGGACGCAATTCACAGTTCGTGGAATGTATGCACTCAGAAGGCATTCCCGGATATTCTCCGGAGTTCGCGTCCGCTCTGGCAGGTCAGGCGTCCAAAGAGGCGCAAGCGGATCCAGCTCGGCCGTTCCAAACGCTGGAACTTGTCGGAATACTTCCTCCAGCGATCACGGCTCGTTTCACTCTGGCCGAGAATAATTCCTTGCTCTACGACGGTATCTCAACGTTCTACGTTGACAATGGCGGGAAGGTTCGAATCCAGCGTCTGATTACCATGTATCAAACGAACGCTCTGGGAGCGCAAGATATTGCGTATCTGGATGCGAACACCATGTTCACGCTCATGTATCTGCGATACGATTTCAGGAATCAAATTTTGACAAGGTATCCCCGTGCGAAGCTCGCTGACGACGGGATCCAAGTCGGTCCTGGTCAGCAGGTCATGACTCCCAAACTCGGCAAGAGCGAAGCAATCAATATCTTCCGTGGATGGGAGCAGCTCGGTCTGGTTGAGAACATCGATCAGTTCAAGCGGGATCTTGTTTGCGTTCGGTCAATCACCGATCCGAATCGGTTGGAATGGATCCTTCCTCCGGATCTTATCAATCAGTTCCGAGTCGGTGCAGCGACAATCCAGTTCTTGCTTGAGAGCCCGACTTGATCGTGCTCATTATCAATTGACAATTCAACAATACGGAGGTGTCTATGTCTCATTTGATTGCAGGACTTCTCGAATTGAAAGTGAACGGTGAGATTCAGAATGCGAAAGGGAATTTCACTTACAATCTCGGGAAGCTGAAACGCGAAGCGATCGTCGGAGCAGATCGCGTCCACGGTTATAAGGGACTCCCGCAAGTTCCTTTTGTCGAGGGCGAAGTCACCGATCGGTCAGATCTCAATGTGGAATCGTTGCTGGACACGGATGATGCGACCATCACTCTGAGTCTGGCGAATGGCAAAGTCATTGTTCTCAAGGAGGCATGGTATGCCGCCGATGGGGACATTGGAACAGAGGAGGCGAATATCCAGGTACGGTTCGAAGGAATGTCTGCCGAAGAAGTTCGGTAAGACTTGTCAAACAACAATATCTCCAAGGAGAGAAACATGGCTAAACAAAAAGAGGCCAACCAGAACCAGGAAGAGAGTGCAGAGGAGAGGAAAGTATACGATCTCCCGCACACGATAGAGCTCACGATCCCCGTCAAATGGGGCGAAGAGACCAGAACGACTCTCGTCGTAAATCGGCGGATGCAAGCGAAGGATTTCAAAGGGATCAAGGCGAGCGATATTCGCTTCGACGATATGATGAAGCTGATATCCCGCGTGACCGGAGAATCTATTGCGTTCATCGAAGAGTTGGATGCCGCGGATCTTTTCGAAGCATCGCAGGTAGTCCAGTCTTTTTTGCCGAGTGGCCTGACGACTGGCGACAGTCGTTAGGTCTTTTCGCCTATCTGTTCAAGTTTCCTCCCTCCCAACTCTTTGAGATGGATGGGGAGGATATCCGTTTTTGGAAGCAAGAGGCGGACATGATTATTCGTAGTCTTGAAGCTTCGAGTAAAAGAGGACATTGACAATGGCAATACAACCAATTAGAATCGTCATACAAGGGATTGACCAATTCTCAAGTACGATCGCTCAATCTCAGAAGAAGATTGAGAAGTTTGGAAAGGGAATGAAACAAGCCGGAAAGATGATGACGATTGGTCTGACTCTGCCGATTGTTGCATTCGGTGCTTCGACTCTCAAGACTGCGGCGAATTTTGAAGCTTCGATGAATCGAGTTCAAGTTCTCTCTCGTGCGGCTGGTGACCAGATGGAAGCCATGTCAAAACAGGCGAGAGATCTGGGAGCGTCCACGAAGTTCTCCGCAAGCGAGGCGGGCGATGCGATGGGCTTCCTGGCAATGGCAGGATTTTCTGCGGAAAAGATCATGGGAGCCATGCCAGGAACCCTCGCTCTTGCGGCCGCGAGTGGAATGGATCTTGCGAGAACCGCGGATATTGCATCTAACGTACTGACAGGATTCAATCTCAAAGCAGATGAGATGAATCGCGTCGCTGATGCGATGGCACACACGATGTCTGCGTCGAACGTCAAAGTAGAGATGCTCGGCGAGTCAATGAAATTCGTGGCTCCTATCGCGGCAGGAATGAACGTCAAGATTGAAGAGGTGTCTGCGGCGATTGGCTTTCTTGGCAATGCTGGGATACAAGGTGCGATGGGTGGAACCGCTCTTCGACAGATGTTCGCTTCTCTGGCAAAGCCGACTAATGAAACAGCTCGCGCGCTCGCTCGATTGAAGATTCCTAAATCCGAATTGATAGACGCGACCGGCAATGTTAAGGGGATCATCCCAGTGATCGCCGCTCTTGAAAGACAGGGAGCGACTGCCGCGGATGTTCTTGAGATCTTTGGTACGAAGGTCGGTCCTGCAATGCAAGCGCTCTTAAAGCAGGGAGCCGGTCCGCTTCGTAAGTTTACAGAAGAGTTAGAGAAGTCTGGTGGAACAGCACAAAGAATTGCGGACGTTCAGACAAAAGGACTCGCTGGTCAATTGAAGAATCTCAAATCCGCGTTCGAAGAGCTTCAGCTCGCGATCGCTGATTCGGGAATTTTGGATTTCGTGACGAAGCTTGTTATTGGTCTTGTCAAGGTAACAAGACGCGTCGCGCTTATGAGTCCTACGTTTTTCAAAGTCGCTGCGATTTTCGCAATGGTCGTTGCCGCGATCGGGCCATTGCTTCTTATTTTTGGACAATTGATTGTAGCTCTCGCGACGGTGTCTGGGTGGATTGCGTCTGCCGGAGGGATGTTTGCTATTTTGTCAAATCCTATTGGATGGGTAATTGGTGCAATCATGCTTCTTGTTGCGGCGATAGTCGCTATGAAAATGAAATTCGGCATGAGCATGAAAAGCATCGGAGCAGGATTACTCGCTCTATCTGGGCCGATAGGATGGGTCATAGCAATCTTTATTAAGAATTGGAGCAAGGTTCTTCCGTTCTTGAAGCTGATTGGCCTGGGATTCAAAGCTCTTGGAAGCTTGATTCTGTATATACTCTGGCCTGTTTTCAAGGTATTGGAAATCTTTGGTGATTTGCTTGGATGGGTCACAGGAAAGATTCTGGACCTCCTCACATCACTCGCACGATTG